ATCCGAGCCTGACGTGAGGTCGGGGCCGAGGAGCCCGCTTTGACGATGAGGCTGAAGCGGAGCGGCTCTGCGGCCACCTTGCCGTCGATCATCTTGGGCATGTAGAAGTGCTGGGCTGCAAGCCTTATTGCGGTGTCGACCCCGTCGTCTCCGACGATGGCGACGATGCGGGGGGCGTCGTAGTTCTGGACGATGAGGTTGGCGACGAGGTTTCCGACCATGCCAAGAGTTCTCTCGAGATTTCGTAGTGAGCTTCTAATGCGGACAAACCCAGCTTCCTGAGTTGCTTGTACCGTCTGCTGCGCAGCACGGCCAGAGGTCGGCTGGCCCTTCTGCGGCCCTGAAAGTCCACTGATGTTCTCCATTCGTCCGATCCAGAACTGGATGGTGTTCATGACGAACTGAGGCAACTCGGGCGGGGTCATCCAATGGGGCTGGGTCTGGGCGTTGGCCGCGTTCTGGGTCAACGACACCCGCATCCCAGGGCGGTTCATCATCTGGGTCCGGTCCAGGCCCGAGTTGGCGACGTCCATGAAGATCGGGTTGCCGGTGAGCTCGGCGTTTCCCTGCATCGCGGACAAGAGACGGTCAATGGCAATCTGGCAGGGAGCCAGGTGACTGACAATCGGAGTGGGCCAGAACTCCCCGAGCTCTTCGTCCACATAGCGGACGTAGGGGTGGGTGTTCATCTCCCACAGGTTCGTAGCCGTTTCATTCAAGAGCACGATGTCGCCGGTGTAGACAATCACGCGCCACTCGTCGTAGATAACTTCCTCATCCTCGCCGTGGAGCACGTCGGTGGTCTCGCGGGTCTCATGGACATTCTCTCTGACCCAGCACTCGTAGACGTTGACGCCTTGGGTCAGAGGTTGCCGCCGCATGATGCCCTGGCCCGGGGGACCGAACGCCACGGTTCCTTGACCGAGGTTGGTGGGGATCGCGTCGAGCGCGTCGTATGAGTTGGTCTTGGGAAAGTTCTTTGATGCTGGCCGTCCGTCTTCCTCGGCCACTTCCCCCCGGGTTGCCGCCGCGTACAGCCGATCTTTGTCCACGCCGGGGAACCGACGCACGATCTCGTCATAACTCATTCTTTGGACGTTGAAAAAGTATTGGGCGTCCGAAAAGCTCGTCGCGTTGGGGTCGGGGTAGAAGCCCCAGGGGTCCACGCGCCGAACCGAGACATTCCCCTTTCCTTCATCGAGGCCCGAGTCCCATACGGCTTTCAGGATTCCCGCGCCATAGACCGGGGCGTCCCACAGGGCGAGTGTGATCTGTTCGTACCAGTTCCCCACTTTGTAGTTCGTATTGAGCAGGGCTTCAAGCTGCTCACCGAGCTTCATCTGGTAGTCGTGGAAGGGGTCGTTTTCCTCTGCTGCTGGGTCGATGGAGAAGTCGATCTCCTGGTCAGTCATCCACGCGACGCGGGAACGGAGAATGGGGTAGATCTCCGAGTCCCGGGGGTCGTCGGGGGACTTCCCCCATCGGTTGTTGCTGAGCAGGTAGTTGCGCCGCCACTGATTGACCCGGGGTTGGCGGGCTTGTTTGGCTTCTTGATAGAGCTGGGTGAGTCGGCCAGTCGAGATGTGGTCCGGGCTAACCGGAGCAGGGCCGATTTGTGTGAGGGTCACCTGGCAAGACTATCCCGCGTGGTCGATCTGACCCGGGCTAATGCTTCACGCTTCATCTTGTCCCGGGCCGCTTTCTGTTCACGGAGCAGGGTTCCACTGGGCTGGTAGACGGTGGGTTCGCTGCCCGCGTCTTGCCAGTTCTTTGCCTCTCCCTTTCTGATGCCGTGCGCCTCATGGTCGAGGGCGTCCACGACGGAGTAGTTGACCGTGGTGCCCTGTTCCTTCGATTGCTTGTCCGACGCCTTCTTTGCCAGTTCCCGGGCTTGGGTCAGAGATGAGATGTTGCAGCCGAAGGAGGGGGAGTAGTGCTCCTGCATGACCTGGCCGACCGTGAACGTGAACAGTCGGCGCATCGGTTGGTAGCAGGTAGGACAGGGGTAGGTGTCCCCACGCTTCAAGGATTCGTAGTCGCCGTGCTCGTCGCAGCGGTAGCCGTAGAGCGCCATCACCATTCCCCAATGTCTCGGTAGCCTTGTTGCTCGAACGCTATCGGTTCGGTCTCATCGTAATGGGGACCGCCGGGTGGGCGCCGGGGTCCGATCTGGTAGATGTTCTCGAAGTCGGGGGGGTCTTCGGTGATATTCGTAATCATGGCGATCGCGAACGCCGATACCGCGTCGTCGTGGTCTGATGCCGAGGCCGGTCCCATTTCGATGCCGTCGAGAATCTGGTAGGTCCGCATCTGCTCGTAGGTCTCGCGGTCGTGAATCGTGACCGCCCGTTTGTAGATGTAACTGACCAGTTCACCCATCGCCCAGCGTTTCGTTCGGACGTTGGTAGACCAGCCGAAGACGTTGCCGCGCTTGTGCAGTGGTGCGTCCGGTCGACGCCACCGCCAGATTTTGGGGTAGCCGATGTGCTGCATGACCGCGATCACGCCCGATCCCCCGCCTTCGATTTCACAGTTGACAATCGCCTCGTTGTAGAAATAGCCGAGGTTGCAGATTGTTTGGGCGAGCACGTCCTGGGTCGCCCACCCATGCCACACCGCCACCTGCTCCAGCGTGGCCCGGTTGATGACCTGGATGCAGCAAGGGTCGCCTTCGCTTGTGCGGGCGGGGTCCGCAGCGACAACGTATTCCTCCCGGGGCCCAGGGAGCTTGAACACACAGAGGTTGCCTTGCCGGTCGTGCGCCAGCACCAGCTTGCCGTTGTCGTTGACCAGTTCGCCGCGGGTGATGCCGACCATCTTGCGATCGAGGGGGGACACTTCGCCCGGGGGCCAGAAACAGTCGTCCAGGGATTCGAGGGGGAAGACGTTGCGGCCAGTGGACAGGAACGCCTCGTCGGGCCAGGAGGGGTACTCCTGGGAGAACCATGCGGGATCGCCCCGCCCGTCCGTTCTGATCTTCATTCTCCGCCACGCAAGCTGTCCGAGAGTCAGTCGGGTTTCGTAGTGCCGCCATATGAACTCTCGAAGGTGGGTTTCCTCCTGGGTCAGTTGAGAGTCTTTGAGTGAGTGATTCGGCAGGGAGTAGTCGAAGTGCCGCCACCAGGGGAAGAACAGGGGGGTGTAGTCGTTTTCGCCGCGACAGGCTTTGCGCCACTCGTCGTAAAAGAATCCTCCGACGCCGTTGGCCGTGGACTCCATGACCATTATCGTTCCGGGCTTGTAGGGGAGCGCGGGGCCGAGTGACCCGATCACACTGTCTGCTTCCTCCCAAAATGCAACCTCGGACGCGTGGACACCTTGCAGCGTCAGGCCACGGCCAACCTCAGTACCCCGGGCAGAGTCAACACGGAAGTTAGACAGGGTTTCATTCCAGGACAATCGCTTGGAAGACTCCCGGGAAGTTGAGAACAGGGCCCGCATGGGCCAGGTGGTCCACATGAGCTTCGCCATCTCGAAGATCGACTCGGCAGATGGTCGGTCCTTTGACAAGACAAGGTGATTGGAGCCGGGGTAAGCAAAGCACCACCAGAACAGGACCGCTTCGGTGAGGGTCGAGATACCAAGCTGGCGCGCCTTCAAGACGATAATCCGCACCGGCTTGCCCGCGTTGTGCTGCCGTTCAATCTCAGCGGCCAAGATTCTTTGTGCCCATGAGAACTCCGACGAGATGTCGAGTGAACGGAGTTGAGCGTGATTGTCCTTGATCGTGATTGATTTCAGCGCGGGAGCCAGGTGGAGTTTCTTACTCATCCACTTCTCCCACAACGAACTCATTGCGCACCGTGTCGTAAGCAGCGTCGGTGATCTCGGACATCTCGTCGGCCAGTTCGTCGAGGACGACATAGCGCGCGAACTCGGCCCGGGCGTGTGACACTTCTTCGGGGGTCTGGCGCGCCGAGATTGCCATTTGCTTGCCGAGGATCTGAAAGATCGCCTTGACCTTCTGGTCCGGTGATCCGATCTTGATGAGCTTTAGCAGTTCCTCGTAGGCGACCCAGTGCAGGTAGGCGTGTGCTTCGGACA